CCTCTCTGAAGAGCCGTACACATGGTGTGTGCGGGGTTCTCTTCTTACCCAATTAACCAGGAGCTACATCATGCAACGGACTCGTTCTTCTGGCTCTTCCGGTTATACCGGTTGGACAGCCATGACCACCAAAATATCTCGTATACGTAAAGTATACGGATATGGTGCTTATGAGCTGCAAACCGGTTTGACTCAGAATGGCTATCAGAACGGGCTCATTGATGATGTGTCGTCGATAACTGACGTGTTGGGTGCTCGGGATTGCTTTAATCCCTGTACTCATACGCAGCATTCGAACTATGAAGGCTTGTCGTCTCCAAAAGCCCTTGACAGGACTGCGGAGGCTATAGCCGCCATAGCGCCCCTTGCGAAGGAAGCAACAACAGGGTGGTTTGGTTGTTGTGTAGAATTGATTGGCGGGGTACGGAAAGTATCCCCCAAGATATTCTTTAACAACAATTGGCCATCTTATTCGTTGCCTACTCCCGCATGGACCGACATGGTGCAAGAGGTTGGAGAAGGACTAGCAGGCGACATGGGATCAAAATCTTTGATTCTGTCAAGCTTGGTGGAACTTGGTAAAACCTTGAGCATGCTGAGGAATCCGATGGGTTTGATAAAACTCATCACAAAGACTAAGAGCTGGAGGACACTGTCCTTAGCTGATGGTCTGAAAAGGGTTTCTTCGCAGTGGTTGGAGTACCGTTATGGTTGGAGACCATTATTCAGTGACATTGAGGCTATCCTCAGTGCTGCTGATAAAGTCAACGATCATATGCAGTATCTCCAGAATTCAGTCGGGAGATTAGTACCTGTAAGGGCAAGACGCTCTTACTCGACTAATGTCACGATTACCACTCCAAATCAACTCCTCTTCCCAACATACAGCAGCTGCGGGGCGAAGCTTGTAGGTATAAATGCCGTAGCTACGCGCGATGCCGCCTTTGGGGTTAATATCCTTAGAGGCGAATCATTTCGCTTGGCTAGTCGTGCATCTTACCTTAAGCAACATCTCGGAGTTGACCGTTTGTTGGAAACCGGTTGGGACCTTATTCCTTTTAGCTTTGTTATCGATTGGTTTGTCGATATACAGAGCCTCTTGGCTAAAGGTCCAATTTCTTGGTGGCGTTACGATCTCCGCAAGATGGGTTATTCGGTGAAGGATACCTTAACTGTAACTGCCGAATGGCAAACAGCTATAGGTTCCTATCCACCTTATTTTCCCTTCAAGATGGAGTCGGGCGCAACACAAGAAGTGAAAGGCTTAATCGCCTACACTCGAGTACCTGGATTTCCTTCAGGTACATCGTCGACCGGGTTGTTTGGTAATCTTCAGCTGGTTAATCTAGCTGATGGCGCTGCTTTAATTGCGCAGCGTCTCCTCTAGGTTCAGTAATCTGAGCTCAGAGGTTCACCGTCCAATTAGGAGGGCGTTATGCCACTTACATCAATCGTGCTCGACAAAGATGATGCGTCGACCACCACATTTACGCTGATAGGTCAAACAAACGAAGGAGGCGAATATCGCCTCGTTTCGCGGGCCTTAAACAAGCCCTTGAGCCTGCAGTTTGCTTACAAAGTAGGCAATGCGGGCTCACTTTCAAATGACCATCTCGTCATCACGGTAAAGGATGTCGGAGTTAACTCCGAGACATCCGATACGTTCACTTCTTCTGTGAAAGTCGATCTTTCGCTTTCACGGAATAGTGAAGTCGCTGCGCTTTGCGCGCAGGATTTGATGTCGTATCTCGGTGATCTCTTCACGCAGGCTGCGTGGAGAGACGAGATAGCGTCTGGTCAGCTTCCGGCTACTACGAAAGTATAGCTAGTGGCTGATCAGCGATCCTGGTATAGTCTTACAAAGACTATACTAAGGATCCTTATGTGTCTCATCTCGTTGGGGGAGTTAATCTCCCACTTGATGAGTAGATTGGAGTGACACATTCGCCCAAGGGAGGAAACGATGGAAAAAACCATCGAGACCTTAACGCCTTCGACAGACGTGTCGTCCTTAGTCCAGTCCCTTTTTGCTGATGCAAGAAGACTCACTGGTTTAGGGTTATTGTCCGACGAATCTTATGTACTCTCGAGGTTAAACCTTGAGGGTGATAAGTTTGCACTCACTATTCTCCCGAAGTTGGGTAGAGCAGTCGAGACAAGCTTCATAAGATGCGAGCCTTTGGCTACGCCGGTTGGACTCGCTTTGTACGGGAAGACGAGATTACCTCGTTTCCTCTTTCCGCTAATGCAGAAATGCTTTAGCGAGGAGGGCAGACCCCTGTCTAACCCAGACCTCATTAGTCTGGAAGTGATTAGACAGATTACTCTGTTCTTTTCCAAAGTGAACTCTGGATCACTCGGTGATGTCTCGGGCCCTATTTCAGAATTTCTGGATAGGGTTAAGTCGTGTAAGCCAGTACGTTTGAACGTGCCGGAACTTATACGAGCGAGACAGTTATGCCACCAGATATTTAGTAATAAATGTCTGGATGAGTGGCAACTCAGTCCATGGGGCCATCACGGTCCTGGGGCTGTGTCCGAGGGTGAGTGCGGTGTAGAGAAATGGCAATTTACTGAATATCCGGGTCTTGATGCTTCCCTATTTGATTTATCAGTAGGGGAGAACATGATCCAGTATTCGGCAGATAAGCCTGTGGCCCGTGTCCTTGCCGTTCCGAAAGACTTCCGAGGACCGCGTATTATATGCGCGGAGCCCAAGGAATGTATGTTCGGGCAGCAGGGGCTTAAGGAGATTATGTATAATCTTCTCCAGAGCCACTATCTCACACGAAACAGTATAGACTTTGAAGATGTGTCCCGCAATCGAGCGGCATGCTTCCAAAAGAAGTATGCTACTCTTGATTTAAAGGATGCGTCAGACCGTCTATCGATCGGTCTTGTCCGATTCCTTTTCCCTAGAAAGGTGTTTCAACTCCTGACGCAATATCGGTCCCGTGCGTTGCGGTGGAATGATAGGAATTACTCCTATCGCGCCTTCGCGACTATGGGTTCCGCATTGTGTTTCCCTGTTCAGACGCTGGTGTTCTTTACAATTGTAAAGGCTACTCAGCAAATGTTTAACAGGGTATCTTCACCCGCAAAAATGATCAGATCCAAGATTTTTGTTTTTGGAGATGATATCATTTGCGATATGAGGATAGCGCCTCGAGTAATTGAGGTCCTGGAGCTCGCTGGTCTTAAGGTCAATCTTGATAAGACCCCAACGGCCACTTCCATAGTTCGTGAGAGCTGTGGAGAGTGGGTCGTAGGGTCTACTTCACAAATAATTGTGAAGCCTAAGACCATTTCTTCGCAGACACTTGCCGGTCAGATAGCTTTAGCTGAAACGAGCCGACTTCTTAATGATCGAAGTTGGTTTGCGACAGCGATAAGCTGTGCTGAACTGGGTAGGTGTGGAACTCAACCATACCCTACTCGGTGGAACCGAGAGCTCCAACGCAAGGAGGAGCTTCGACCAGTGCTTGTCGCTACTGGTCGCAAAGTGTCTTTACAAGGTGTGCCCGGTTTATATAACTGGTACACACAACCTCGCCCGGATGGCGGCAGAACCGGTTTACCCGGTATGCTACAACCATGGGATGAGGACCGTCGCGAACAAGTAGTCCCTTTTATGGGTCTACGCGATGGGAACGGGAAAAAGCCGACACTGTTCCTCAACAGAGCTCTCGTCAGAGCTAAAAAGAGGTGGGTCGATCCATTTTACCAAGAAGAATTTCTTGGAATGATGGAATAAGACGAGGG